CAATTGGGCTATTGGTGAATTGGCTGCCCTTTCGCCTGGGCGCTGGCGTTTCCAAATCACCGCCACCGATAACACGTCGGGCGGTTCCCGTGTTATGACCGGCACCATGGTGATTGACGAAAGCACATTGGTCTAATGACTTGGACGTATTCGGGTAATCCCCAAAGTTCCGGCAAGGACGCACTACGGTTCATGATTGGTGACACCGTAGAAGCAAACCCCCTTGTTCAAGACGAGGAGATTTACTTTTCACTAGGCGAAGTAAATCAAAACCTGTATCGTGCCGCTTCCAATGTTTGCTACAACTTGGCAGCCCAATTCACGGGTCTTGCCCAGTCCACCTCCAAGTCCGTCGGTGGACTTAGCCTGTCACAGTCCTATGGTGACCGTGCGCAACGCTACGAACGGTTGGCTAAGGACTTGTTGCTTCGTGGTCGTCGTGTCAATCCGCCACTTGTTTCAGCAGACCCCAATGCTTTGGGTGCGGAACTAAAGATTGGCGAGTTCGACCCTTACTACGCTGTTCCAAATACGTGGCCCAGCGGTTCTATTCTTGGCACTACCACCACTTATGGCACGGGCTATTCGCCAGACTATGCAGGCAACTACTCCGCCGAGACTGGTGAAATCATCGAGGACTTGCCCTAATGACGATTTACTACGGGTATGAAGGACAGAACAATCCAAATGGCATAGCAACCTTTGGTATTGACCCTGAACTAAAAGCCTTGATGACGCAAACCATTTTGGTGGAAAACGTTATTGCCAATCCAAATTACGCTGAACACCCCACCACCGCAACCCTTGATGGGTATGGTCGCCACTTTGTTGGGGGTGATGGTACAAGCGACAGTACGGTGCAATACGGCCCACCCCAGAAGCATTTGTGCCGATTGGAATACCAGACAAAGGTTCTAGCAACCATTGACGGACGTGACCGTGTTAGTTCAGGTCGTGCATACTTAGACGGTTTCTATCAGGGCATCAGCACCGAAAGCCGTGTGACTATTCCAAACCAGACGCAACCTTCCCAGAAGCACCCCGTCATTATGTACGTCGAGAATAACTACGACGAAAGTGGGTTAGTTGGCTACAACACGACCCTGCACTTTGAGTAGGTAGTGAAATGCCAAAGTGGTTTTCATTGAAGTTGGACAAAAAGACGTTGCCTAAGCCGAAGAAGATTATGGAATCAGTGAACACCACCGTCGCCAATTCAGTAAACGAAATTATGCAAGAAGTATTTGAGCAAAGTCAGGGTCTTGTTCCCGTAAAGACAGGTGCGCTAAAGGCATCAGGCGTTCTTACCCCAGCGACCAATAGCACGATTGACGCACCAATCCAAGCGACAATCAAGTATGGAAGCCCTACGGTAAATTACGCATTGGAAGTACACGAGGACTTGTCAGCATTTCACAACCCACCCACCCAAGCCAAGTATTTGGAAACCCCAATGGCGCAAAATGAAGAACGACTGCGTGAAGCAACCAAAGAAGCATTGGTAAAGGGTGCCAAGGAAGGTATGAAGCGTAGATAACCATGACAATCATTGAAAGCATTGCATTGTTCCTTTCAGACAAATTGAACGAAACGGACTACCCCACCCAATACCTAAAGACGGGCATCAACTTGTTTCTTGGTCGCACCCCAGCCGAGGCTGGCAACGCAGTGGTCACCATCTACGAATACGAGGGTAAGCCACCGACGTTCACTATGGGGTCGGGCATTTCAGCATTGGAACACCCACGTATCCAAATCTCGGTGCGTGGCGAACCGGAAGATTATCCTGGTGTCAAGGCGTGGTGTGTGCTAATCCGCAACACCCTGTGTGGCTACGTTGTTCCTGATGAAACGTACTTTCCGTATGTTATCCGCATCGAGCCACAAGGTATTCCAAACCCCACGGGCTACGACAACGTGAACCGTCCAAAGTTCACCATGAACTTTACTTTCCACACGAACGCAGATAGTAGTAACCTACCTGTCCTATGACAGATGAACTTTCCCCAATCATCGTTAGCCTTCGTGCTGCACGGGCGGCAAACGAAGCGTCTATCCACGCCCTTATTGCTGTTGAGCAAATGCTGGGATATGGCGACACCACACCTGAGCCGGAAAATCCCGACAATGGCGAACAGCAGTTGGAACTTTCCCTCGAGGGGTGCGCCCACGAAAAAGGAATAAAGGTGTCCACCATGACAGGTGAGTACTTGCTTTGTGATTGCGGCGAACAAATCCCGATTTGACTTTGCCATCGGCGCATGATAAAATAAACGTGTTGTAGTTTAGATACTGATTATTTAGGAGATGTGAATGGCAAGACGTAGTACGACAGAAACCATTACCCCTGCTTACACCCCACAGTGGGTGGCGGTGGAGGAATGGAACGGTTTGGTCGCTGGCGACACCATCAAGGTTTCGGGTGAGCGTGGCGACTTTCGATTCATCTCAGCACACGTCATTGACGGTGACGCAATCAGCATCATCGCCCACGGCGGTGTCTACGGACACACAACAATGCGAGCCTTCTACCCCAATCGGGTGACCAAGGTTCGTGCCAAGCGTCGCAAGGCAGACGAAGAAGCCGCCTAAGCGACCACAGTTTCCCCCACTAGTACCGTTCACCCCTGTCGGTACTAGTGGGGGATTTCCCCTTTCTGGTGGTACGATTTCCGTTAGGAACGTATCTAAAAGGGCGCAAAATGGCTAAGGCATCTACACAGTGGTATCAGGTCACCGATAAGTCAGACCTTTCGTACAACGGTAAGACCGTAGGCAAAGGTTCAGTGGTTAGCGACATTCCTGGTGAGTCCATTAGTTGGTTGTTGTCGAACGGAAACATCACACCCGTAATCACACCATCAGATGGTAGCCCCACTGTCGCCCCCACCGCTATTGCCGCCTTGCAAACAAGGCTTTCCGAAGCCCGTGCTGCGAAGTTGGCGCAATCACCTACAGACCCAGCCCCTGCAACGCCCCCTACGAATGACGCACCAGCCGATACGCCCACTGACACCACGACCACCGAGGGTAAGTAATGCCTATTTTCAATCACGGTAAAAATACACGGGTACTTTATTCCAATCCAAGTTGGCAAGGTACAAACATTCTTGCAACGTGGAATTCAACATCGCAGACAATCACCATTGTTTCCGCCAACGCCCCGATTTACGAAGGTATGATAATCGTTTCGGAGGCGTTTGAGTCATACATTACGTCAGTGTCGTATTCACTTGCCGGTGCCACCGTCACCATTGCCGACAACATTAGCAACACAGTGACCACGCCCCAAAGTGTTTTTATCGCTGGCTATGGATACAGCAGTTACTATATGTCAAATTACAATGGCTACACCGCCGACCTGTCAAAGTACTTCAACAACGTTGACGTAAGCCGTGCAGTCGAGGCTACTGAAACCACCACTTTCCGCACAGGTGGAACTAAGTCGTACATTACGGGTCTTGCAGAAGGAACGATTGCCCTTTCGGGTATGTACGAAGGTACGGTACAGGGTACGGACGCTTTCTTTAGCGCCGTCCTTGCCAACCAAAACACCAGCCCCGCTGCGTACCAGTACCAATTGCCTGCCGTTGTAGTTTTCCCCGGTGGGGAGCAGACTGCCTATTCAGGTGAAATCCCATCTAACTTGGGTAAGGACTACCGTTGCCACCTCGCTAGCGGTGTCAATACCAAGTACGACCTGAAATCCCCCGTCGCTGGCGTAGTTACTGCCGACATGGAGGTTCAGGCAAGCGGTGGCGTTTGGAACGGCATTGGTCAGTATTTCAGTCTTTCTACCTCTGGGTACGTTTCCTACACGGCATCTACTACCGGATACGACAATAAAACACCTAGCGATAAGGGTGGCTTGTTGGTAATGGGTATAACGGCAAACAGCAGTGCGCCCGTGACTACGTACACCTCCACGTTCCAAGGAACTTCTCACCCGTCGCTTCCACTGGTTATTCAGGATGACAAAACATCATTTATAGCAAGTGATGCACCGTCACTTCCGCTAACAATTGTCCCCGACGAATCTACGTTCCAAGCAAGTTCGTTGCCATCGCTTCCGCTAACCATTACCACCAACGTAAATGATGTTTTTCAGTACGCCCGTGGTGGCGGGGGGAACACCTTTCTTATTTCCGCCGGTACGTACTCAACGGTAAATGATGTTATTGACGGTATTGCAAATGCCGTAAATACTGATACTGGTCAAAATTTTGGTACATACCTGACTGACACTTTTAGTGCGCACACTATCGGCAACGACCTTACGGGTATTTACATCACGGTAAGCGGCGATGCAACGGGTGACTACATTGACGGCGATGGCGTTATCGCTTGTGGATTTACCAACCCCACTTACCCACAGTTCAGTAGTGGCAATAGTGTTTTTGGGTTTTTTCACAGCGGTACGCTAACTTCTTTTGTTATTGCACCCGGTGTTTATGGAACCATAAGTGATGTTGCTTCGGCTTTTACAAATGCGGAAAACACCGACCAAAGTGGTCAAATTTTTGCCGGATACTTGAATTCAACTTTTGGTTCATACGAAATCTTTAGCCCCAATGGTGGTGTTATTTCCTTCGATGTACCCGGTAATTTTTCTAGCGATTATGTAGATGGCGGTGGCATTGTCTCCTGTGGATTTGACAACCCCACCTACGGCAGTTTTACTGCGGCTAACAACATTTTCCAATACACCCACAGCGGTTCGGCACATAATTTCACCATCGCCTCCGGTACGTATTCCACAACTTCTAGTGTTCTTGCCGCTATTGCCGGTGCAAGTAGCGGTAGTCAAAATTTTGGTACATATCTAAACACCACTTTTGATTCCAACACCATTGGGAACAACAGTGGGGGAATTTTTGTTTCAGTATCCGGCGACTTTCCTAGCGACACAATAAGTGGCAATGGTGCAGTGGCGTGTGGATTTACTGACCCCACTTACCCATCAGTTTCTTCTTCCACCCCACAATACCCTTTTTACGTTCTACAATTTGCAGATTCAGCAGACGGAACAACGTGGATTTACCGAAACGAATACATTTATTCAGATGGTCAATCCGCCAATACCACTGGCGTATTTGAAATAACGGGGCCAATTCAGCGATACACGCAAATGCAAGTTATTACGCAGGGAACCAATACCAACTTTCAGGGCTACTACGGTTTCGCACGGTACTAGATTTCACTAGCCCCCTACGGATAGCGATTTTCCAATTCTGGGGTACTATTTACCTAGATGCATGGGCGATAAACCTATGCTAATTCGCTACTAAGGAGTCACAATGCCAATTTTCCAGCACGGTAAGAATGCGTTTCTTGCACTTGGGTTTGAAAACACTGCTACGCAAAACACCAACACTTTCACTGCACTTAATTCTACCTCGGCTACGTTTTCTGTTGATGCTGGTTCTTTGCTTGCTTTTGACAGTGCTTTGGCGGTTGTGAATGGAACTGCGTACTACGGTGCGTTTGTTCTTCCTAGTGGAAACCAAAACATGGTTCCTATGCCATCCCTTTCGTACCCCGTTGTTTTCCAAAGCGCTTCTACTACGGGATATTTTGCTGCTGGAACAGCCAACTACGAGTGGAACAACACCATTGACTCGTCTATTTCGTCTACGTCGGGTACGGGCTACGTCTTGCCAATGCTGAATTTGTCACCGTACATCAACGACATTTCCCTGCCGACTGCGGTTGAGGCTGCTGAAACTACGTCTTTCAACGCCACTGGTGTCAAGTCGTACATTGTTGGTCTGAAGGACTACAGCCTTACGTTTAGCGGTCACTACGACGGTTCCAGCACCATTTTTTCGGAAACGAATGGTGGACTTGACTTCATCTTCCAACAAATGTTTCAGTACCAAAACGTACCCGGTTCGTTTATTTCGTTCGTGTACGGCCCTGCTGACCCTGGTGGTTTTGTTGGTGGAAACCCCTCGCCTAAGTATTTCGGTCAGGGTGTCCTTACCAAGTACGATTTGAAGTCGTCAGTCAATGGCGTAATTACGTTTGATGCTGAACTGATGGTCACGGGTTCAGTCTCCCGTGCTTTGATTTAGTACGCTACACTACTAGGTAAACCCTAGTAGGAGATTTTATGTCCACGCTTTCAGCACAGATTTTTGCCACGGATGACATTGAAAGTGAAACGCTTTTTGTTCCCCAGTGGAACGTCACTGTTATGGTGAAATCCATGACCGCAAAGGCACGTTCACAGATGATTGCCAACGCCGTCGAAAACGGTGGTCAGTTCAACGTTCAGGAACTGTTGCCCGACATGGTGATTATGTGTACCTACGACCCCACCACGGGCGAGCGTGTGTTCTTTGAGTCTGACCGTGAGGCTTTGATGGCAAAGTCATCAGCACCTATCGAACTTATTGCTAACACCGCCATGCGCCTTAGTGGAATGGTGGACAATGCAGACGGTACTTCGGCGGTGGACGAAGCGGGAAAAGACTTCTCGCCAACCCTTACCGACGATTCCTCTACGAACTAGCGGAAAAACTTGGTAGGACTGTTGGCGAGTTGCTAGACGGTTCACCAGCGCACAAACCCATTTCATCTGCCGAAGTCATTGAATGGCAAGCGGTATGGAAACTTCGTGCCTTTGAGCAGGAACAAGCAATGAAGCAAGCAAGAAACGGCTAAACCCCTAGTACGATTTCACTAGGTGTTTAGCCGTTTTATTTTTTGGAAGGGGGTGGCGTATGAGTATGATGAGTTCCGGTTCCGAGATTAGGGCAATCCTAAACCTTGACCCAGCACCAGCACACAAAGCCCTTGACCAGATGGTGGACTATACCGTAGCCGCTACGGGAAAGATGGGACTTCTTTTCCGTGACCTTGGTGGAGTTCTTACCAAGTCTTTTGTAATTGGCGGAATTGCAGACATTCTCAGTAAGGGAATGGAACTTGCTTCGGCGCAAGAAAGTATGCAGGCGGTACAAGCCAACCTAATCAAAAACCAGAATTTGGCTAATTCTGCTTTTGTTGGCAAACTTACTACTGTCGCCGGTTCGGTTAGTGCGCTAAAGCCATTGGGCGAACAGTATTCAGCACTACTTGACCAACAGGCAACGACCCTTTCGTTGCAAACGGGTTATCAAAAGAACAGCATTGTCCAAGCGCAAAACTTGTTGCTTCCAAACCAAGACCTTGCCAACTTGTTCAAGAAGCACACGGAGGCTTTTCAGAAAACGCTAAGCGTCGCTTCCGACATTGCGGCAACAATGGGTACTAACGGAAGTGGTATTGCTGGGTCGGCAAAAATGCTATCTCGTATCTTGGTTGACCCCGTAAAGCACTTGAGTTCAATGTCCCGTATGGGTATCCAACTGTCTAGGGACGAAAAATTGCGCCTTGGTCGAACGTTTGCCATGAATGGTCTTATGGC